CGCCTCGAACATCTTCTCGCCCTTGGCCATGTCGCCCAAGAGCACGCCCCAGGAAATCTTCGCCTTCTCGAACCCGGCCGCGAGGACGATCGATTCCTTCCCGAGGTCGATGATCGCGCGGGCGGTCGCCTGGGTCGCGCGGACGGCGATGTCGGCGATCGTCGTGAAGCCCGCGATGCGCTTGGCCACGTCGGTGAACCCGGCGTCGGCGCCGCGCGCGGCGGCGGCCAGGCCGTTGAGGTCTCCGGTCGCCTTCGGGGCTCCGTCGACGCGCGCGCTCATGACGAGCGACGTAATTTCAGGCATCCCCTCGCTCCTTCGCTGCCCCCCGCACGGAAGGCCGCGTCCATCGCCATGATCGCCTCGACCTCGAACGCGTCGAGTGCGACCGCCGTCACCGCCTGCCAGTCGGCAAGATCGCGCCACGTGAGGCGGACCCCGCCGAACCCCTCGCTACCGCCCTGCCGGATTTCCAGCCAGAGCGACCACAGGTACTCGAAGCCTTCGGGCGGCTTCACCGCGTCCAGCCTTTCGTCCCGCCCGAATCCGTGCCGTTCCTCCAGCTCGAGGATCTGGCGGTTCGTCCCGCCCTCGGGATGATCGGGATCGGCTGCGGCCTGAAGCCAGGCCGCGAGCCGCGCCGCCTCCGTCAGGCCGCGGAGGCGTTCCCAAAAAAATTGGCGCGGTTGAAAATGAAGCCGGCCGCGCGGTCCGCGAGTTCCGGGTACGCGAGATAGAGCTCTTTCGCCTTCGCCTGGCTGAACGGGAATTCCTTCCCGTTCTCCATGAGGCCGCGCCAGCCCTTCGTGCAGCGGGCGAGGAGTTCGGCCGACTGTTCGCGCACCTCTTCCGGCGAGAGCGCTCGCCCGAGGGCCTTGTTGCGCGCGTCCTGTTCGGCGCGCGCGGCCTTGTAGACGCCGGAGTCCATGCCGAAGAGCACGAGCGCAGCGCCCGTGTCGGCCTTCGTCACGGGGTCGAGGAGGACGAGCTCGACGCCCGCCTCGGCCCGCTTCACGCTGTCGAATCGTCCGATTTCCATGCCCTCTCCCCTTACGCCAGCTTGTTCCATTTCCAGTTCACGAGGCCCGTGGTCGTGTCGTACTCGACCTGGAACGGGATGCGGAGCGTGATCGCCTCCTCCGCTTCCTGGTCCTGCGGTACGTCGATGAATATCCGCGGGATGTCGACCGCGTAGCCCGTGGCGCCGTCGGGGTCCATGAGCACGAGGCCGAGCGAGACGCGGGTCTCCGCGAGGGCCTTCGTCCAGAGCGCGGTGTCGACGAGGTGCGCGCTCATTTCGCCCGAGAGGTTCGACTGCCCGACCGCGATGCGGTACGGGTCCGCGCGGAACACGGAATCGACCGGCCGCGCGCCGTTCACGAGGTTGAGCGACAGGGCGGAAACGATCGCCGTCGGCACGCCGTCCATCCGGAGTACCGCGAGCGCGTCGTTCGCGCCGATCGGCTTCGTGGTCGTGGGTCCCGAGTACCCGGCCGCGAATGCACCGGCCTGCGGGCCGTTCATGCTCTTGCACACGAAGTCGAACTGACCCGTGACGAGCTGGTCCGGGGCGAACGCGAGCGACAGCCGGTCGGCCACGCCGCCCAGGAACTGCCGGTACGCCGGAACGTCGAGGTTGCCCTTCTCGAAGGCGATGCTCTTTTCGGTCGTGCCGGACACGAGAGTGGCCATCTTCGTCACGCTGATTCCGGTCTGCGACGTGCACGCGGCCAGGGTCGATGCGCCTGCCACGTCCTTCGCTTCGCCGAGCGTGATGAGATTCGCCGTCGCGACCGTGACCTTGAAGAACCCGTTGTTCGCGACGTAGCCGCCAGTGAACCCGGCGACCTTGATCCAGTCGCCCGCGACGAGGCCCGCACCGATGCCCGTGGCGGCCATGGTGTTCGTCGCGCCCGCGACGACGGTCGTCGAGAGCCCGGTGACGGGCGTCCCGGCCGCGGCCCACGCGCTCCGGCAGACGGACTCGAGGAAGTCGTCCTGGCTGCCGTAGGACAGCTCGAACGGGAGGCCGAACGTCGGGCGCTTTAAGCCCCCGCGGCCCGAGGCGACGCCGCGGTCGCTCCGCCACTCTCCGGAGCGGAGCGTCGAACGCGCGAGCGCGCCGGCCGCGGATCCCCGGACCCTGTCTTTCGTGTAGGTCGTCCCGGAGGGCGTACCCCACGCCGACTCCTTGACGTGCGCTATCTGAATTCTCGCGCCTTCGGCCATGTTGATAGCCCTCCCCTAATTTGCGACGTCGGCCCGCCATTCGATCACGACGGGAACCTGGAACCACGCGGGATCCGCCTGCGGCAGCCCCCGCTCGATGTGGGCGCTCACGATGTGGACCGTGACGCCCGAGTACGTGAGGACCGTCCCGCGCTTGAAGCACGCGGCGATCCGTTCGGCCTCCGCCGTGGCGGCTCCGTCGCCGCCCCCGGGTGGGTCGTAGACGTTGACGTGGAACACGCCGACGTGTCGGTTCGCGGCATCGGACGAGAGCGCAACGGACGACGGCTTGCCCGTCATGACGTGCGCGTCGTACCACCGTGTCCCGGGCGTCGGTGTAAACGCCCGATTTTCCCATGCGACGGACGTAGATGCGACGGCAGCGCCGGGCGATACGGCGAGCAGGTAGGCCCGGAGGGCGGCGGCAACTTCGGTGGTTCCGCTCATTCCCGGGCCTCCTCGATGGCGACGCCGCCGAATTCGGCGACGGTGATGGCGACCATGCCGGCGAATGCCTGCTTCAAATACCCATGCTCGAAGCGCTCGATGTACGGCAGGTTGTTCGTGAGCAGGATCGAAACACCGGTTGTGGCCTTCCACGCTTGCCCGACGGTGATCGCTCTCGCGATCGGGGCTCCCCCGGTTTTCGCGTTGTGACGCGTCCCCAGCTCACCGATCGCCGGCGCGCCGACGGTCGTCTGCCAGTTCCCGCGAGCCCGTCCCGTATCGACCGGCGTCCGGAGAATTACCCGCCTGAACATCTCGAGCGCGATCTTCCGCGACACGATGTCGATGCGGTCGAGCGATTTCCCGCACCACTTGGACACGTCGAGCGCGAAGCTACCCACGGCACTGCACCGTGTAGTTCAGGGCGATGTCCCCCGGCTGCTCCGGGAGGACCGCGACGATGGCGAACTCGACGCCGCCGATGACGAGCTTGTGCGCGCTCGACGGCGCTACGAGCTCGACGCCCGAATCCGTGATGGCCGCGACGATGAACCGCCGGTCCTTCGCCTGGATGAGCGTCCCGTCGATCTCGCTCTGTTCGTACCGCTGTTCGACGACGTGCACCGCGTAGTCGGTCGGCGCCCCGGGCGTGAGCGTGCCCGTCACGGGGTCGTGCGCGCCGGCCCCCGGAACGCGCAGCGTTGCGGCCTTCCCCATGTCGCGGATGAGCCGGGTGGACGACGAGCGGAGCGCGGCGTAGTTCATCCCTACCCCCTCGTGATGCGGAGCATGCCGCCGCCCCGGACGATCCGCGCGAGCGCCTGCGCGATGGTGCGGTGGACCGTGACGACGGCCGCGCCGGAGGCGTATTCGACTTCGATCGAGCCGACCTTCTCGCGCTTCACGGCGCCGCCGCGCGCGAGCGAGGACGAGAGCGCACCGGCTTCGCCGAGCTCGACGAGCGCGGCCTCGCACGTGGCGTTCTTGATCGCCGCCGGTACGAGCGCGAGCGGCCAGCCGTCGGAATCCCAGGCGTCCGAGCGCGGCCAGTCGAGGGCCTGGTCGGCGGTGAGCCTCGCCCCCGGCCAGCGCGAGCCATAGAGCCCGTCGAGCGCGGCGGACGCGCGGACGAGCGCGGCTTCCTTCGCCGCGGCGGCGGCTGCCGCCCACGCGGACGAACCGCGCGCCAGGTGATAGGCGTCGCAGTCGGCCACGGAGACGTAGCTCTGCGCGGTCGCGAGCCCGGTCCCGTCCTCGACGATGATGGCCATGCCCTACCCCCTCCTACCGCTCGTCCTCGGGCAGGAGGGCGAGCATGTCGTCCTTCGAAGCGCCGCGCGGGATGGCGACGCCCAGCTCCGCGAGCCGGGCCTTGAGCTTGACGACGGTCCACTCGGCGGCCGCGGGCTCTTCGGCGAAGAGCTCGTGGCGCTTCGGGTCGAAGTCCGCCTTGTTGATCGTGGCGTAGCCCGTGCGGCCGTTGTCCTTGACGATACGGACGGTCTCGATCATGGCTAGACCCTGATCCCGATAAAGGTCACGGTGCCGCGGTCGGCGGCGTTGGCCGCGTCGACTTTCACGAGGTCCCCGGCGGCGAGCGTGAGGCGCGCCTCGTTGGCCACGACGGCCCCGGCGGACATGTGGGTCACGGCGCCGTCGGTCGCGCAGGCGATCGCGG